CCAAAAGTTCTCCGAGAATCTGTATGCATTCTCTGGATTATTACGGATGTATTCCATCCAATTTAATACAACATCAAAATTAACCACGGCGCATCCTCGAAATTTCTTCCATCTGATCTTGATTGATCACTGGCACTGCATTAGATTTATGCATGGTGGCAATACCCCTAATCAGAGTACCAGTATATTCGTTAGGCTTCTTAGCAAAAGTGACACCAAGCCCATCACCAGAAGGATACTTTTGACGATGGTCACTGACCTGATAATCAGGAAGAGGTGTGCCACGCAACTTGGGTTTATAATTGCCCTGACGATATTGCACATATTCGTCGAACGTCTTAGTCTTGCAACCAATACGTTTCATCTGCTTATTGTAATCAACCCAGTCCTGTGCATACTTGGCAGTTACGCCTTTGTTTGCAGTTTTACGCTTTTTAGTATTTGTCGTAGTGTAGGCTGGACCTAACAAGTGCATAGTCATAACAATCTCCTCATGAATTTCACAATACAACATAACGGGCAGTTTGTCAATAGAAAAAACCGCTTGACTTTTGGCTGCGAATCGTCTATAACTATAATGTAAGCAATGAGGTGTGTGATGATTCTTGAAATATCTAGAAATGAAGAGAACCTACTCAAAGAGTTAGGTGTTGCATGGAACGGCTGGCAGTATGAACTTGAGTCGTTCTTAGAAATTAATTTTGAACTCGGAGCGAATGGTATCCCAACCTATTCGTCTTTTGAAGAGTATCTGGAGGGCCGTGTGGCATATAAAAGGAAGGTAGCATAATGGTTAGTATTACTACAGAAGTCGAAGTTTATATGGATGACTTTGACGATGAAGAACTCGTAGCAGAACTTGAAGAAAGAGGCTACTATGTAAGTAAGTCTGCTTCCGATAGTTACTCTTTACAGGGTCTCTATGATGCCTGGGTTTATAAGACCGGCAACTTCGAAGATATGTTCCGAAAGTTTTGTCAACTTAATCTAGGAAAGAGTTTCTAATGAACGACGAAGAACTAGAAGAACACTTCTTTCAGATGGAGAAGGAACTATTCGAACAAGAAGTTACTTCGAAGTCGCCCGATACACCCCGTCCCAATCTTTCGGAGGTGACACCCGAAACTCTTCAATACGGCTAATCATCGAGTCGTAATAATCTGATAAATTACCTTGCCAGCACTTCTTTAAGTCGCTGGCAAATTTTTGGGCAGCTTCCCAGTTACCTTGACGATATAGTGTTAGAAACTTCTCATGTTGTTTCTCACCCGCGTGGTCGAAGGTTTCTAAGACAGTAAAAATTTTAGCTGGCTCGGTTTTACCTTTGACAGCAATCAAATCTAGTTCGACTACTTGGTATACATCCCTAACCAATTCGGCCGTTTGTGGTCCGACGATGAGTTTGACCCCATAAGGTTTGGTTTGACCTTCGAGACGAGCAGCCAGATTAACCCCATCACCCAAGCAAGTGTAATCAAAACGCTGGTCGCTGCCCATATTACCAACAACCACAGTGGCAGTGTTAATACCAAGGCCCATACCGAAAGCTGGAATGCCTTCTGCTTTAACTTCTTCATTGAAAGTCTCCAAATCTTGTAGCATTGCGAGTCCTGTGCGGACAGCATTCAACGCATGGTCTTTATCATCTAACGGTGCATTCCAGAAAGCCATCTGTGCGTCACCAATATACTTGTCAAGTGTGCCTTCATTTTCGATAATACGAGCGGTCATCGCTGTCATATATCTGTTCATAATCTTAGTTAAGCCTTGAACGTCCTCACCATAGTGTTCTGATATAGTAGTAAACCCACGAACGTCGGTAAACATTATCGACAACTCCCTGGACTCACCACCTAGAGCAAGTAGTTCTGGATTCTTCTGTAACTTCTCAACCATCGCAGGTGACAGATATGTGCCAAACTGTTTCTTAATCTGTTGCTTCTGAAGGAATTCACTAATAAACTTTACTGTATAGATGTGAATGTAAATTAGTGCAATGGCAATGATGTTGAATGTTACATCAAACAGAATACCTTTATTTACGAACAGATATGTTGGTAGATAAAAATATCCAGCTAGTAATATGCCGATATAAATTATAGAGAAACGAAAACGAGAAAGAATTATCAATGCCAGAGCAAGACCCAGAAACGCCGCTAGATCCGCAATTGCTGACCAGTTCGGAATCGAAACAGAATCTCCATTTATCAGAGTTTCAAGAATACTCGCCTGAAGGACGTGGGGATGTTGCGCACCTGATGGAGTCGCTACAGGGTTCGCAATACCAGCAGCAGTTACACCAACAATCACAATTTTACCATTCAGGTCAGGTAAAGGATCCGCTCCAATTTCGACTGACTGGAATCGGTAGTTCGGATTGACGAACACTCTACCATATTCATCTGTTTTAATAGTTTCAAAAGAAGGAATTCGTAATGCTTCGACCCCAGTCTGATTTATCTTGGCTTGATACGAAGAGTCTCCTGCAGCTACACGCAGCATCTCTAGAGCAAATGCGGGATAGTATTCGCCTGATGTTTGAGATAGAAGAGGAACTCGCCTTACAACCCCATCACTCTCGGGTAGGGTTGACGTTATCCCAACACCGGCAGCGGCTTCTTGCAGAGGTGCAATATTACTTAGAACGCACGGGTATTGAGGAAGAAATTCAGTTGCTTCTCCATCGCCGATTACGGCAACGCCTGTCCTCCGAATTGTCGCACTTGCCCGTGAACAAGAGTCGCTTACCGTCTGACTCAGAACAACTGGATACTGATTTAGGGAATTCGCAAGAACTCTATCAGTCCCCATCCGATCAGGCTCAGGGTAAAGTATAGTGCCACCAACAAGAGCAGCCCCTCTGCCATAAATGTCCCCAATAATTTTAGCATGGACTTCCCGCGGGAAAGGCCACTGGCCATATTTCTCAATTGCTTTCTCCCCAATATTGACGGTTACAATTTGTTCGGATTGCGTCGGCGAACCAAGCATCAAATAATCATAAAACTTCAATCTTGTGGATTCTACCATGTATGGGTCAGATAGTTTTACCCAAAGAAGAATACTAAAAGTAAATAGCGCCAACCAAGGCGAGAGTAAAACTTTTTTAGTTCTTTGTGTAAGAGTATCCATTACATGGTCCAGTCGTGCATGTTATTTCCATTTTCGCAGAGTCAGCGACAGTCAAGTTATTTTGTGTAACCGTCACACCAATTCCAGGACTATTTAGTAAAAGTTGAAATTGCTTTGCAGAAGAACCTAATTGGATAACAGATGCAGTAACTCCACCAAATGGGGCATTAATTTCTAAGAAGTGATTGCCAGTACCTTCTTGTAACGCACCGATAACATTAGTATTTCCTAAAGCATTGATAAACAACGATTTTTCATTAACATCTTTTTGCTGGACAGTTATTTGATTACCTAGACCATTGGTTATAATCTCGGCGTATTTACCATTATATTGTTGTGTCAACGATACTATATTGTTGTTACCAGTAACAGAAACTTCTGCTAGGTTCTTGCCGATTGGCGTGGTCGCTGTACCTTGATTGATAGTAATGTTGTTACCGCTACCGTTAATAGTCATTGCTTGTGCGCCATTGACACCACGAATTTGGTTCTGCTTAGAAAACTGTTCAATATAAACTGAGTTGTTAGAACCAGTTGCATTGATGTAGATAGAGTTTTGAGTAATAGAATTTTTTTGATTAATCTTTAGTGTTTGGTTAGCACTAATTGATGCAAGCGGATAAGTGGGTGCAGGGGGTTCAGGAGCAGGAGGTGGCGGCGCAGAAGAACCAGCATTCGGAGCAACTGGTGTAAAGGTTGTTCCGTTGAGCGAAGTTGTTCCTTGCATTTGGTCGATGAATAGAATTGGTGACAATGCTGTATCGCCTAGATTGAATGAGGCAAACCCTAGTAGATAGTTGCCATCTGTAGGTACAGTGAACACCGCGACTTGCCAACCAGTCGCACCATAAGAACCCACAGAATAGTTACCAGTTCCTTGATTGGTAAATCCGAGAAGCGCAAAGTCTTGTGTTTGTCCATTGATTGTGGCAGTTCCTGGACCACCCGTAACTGTGATCATCGAACCATCATTATATGGAACATAGTCGGTCGAAACATACTGCCAAGCATAAGTGTATGTCACTCCAGCTTGAAGAAATACTGTTCTACTGATAGAAGTTGCATTTGTAGGATACATGTTACCATTAGAGTAAATGGTGTTCTTAATTGATGTAATTGTAGAACTTTGTAATCCCAAGGTAGACATAGCACCATCAAATCCAGGCGAACCACCACCTGCTTGTAGCGATACCATGTATGAGCCATATGGTGTAATAGTCCAGCACTTACCGCCACCTGGACAATAGTTAGTCATACCAGTTGTTACTTGAACACCTGAACCATCAGAACTCCAGTTTGTTTTTAGTGCAGTAGAACCGTTACTAACAGTCCAGCCCGCATAGTCGCCGTTTTCGAAACCGTAGTTCGTAACTTGTGCAAATACTGGCATCGCAAAGAATAGTAGGAAGAGAGCAATTAGTCTTTTCATCTTACACCTGTTTCCTGTATCACTGTAATATTACCTTGTGGTCTACCAGTTCCTGATGATGTCCACTTGTCGTCCATGAAGTTATAAACATCGACTAGACCGTTTTGAACTGAAACTACTTGCGCCTCAGTTCCTTTTTCTAACCAGATAGTTACCGCTTGTTGCTTATCCTCAGATAAGCGAGTATACACCCAGCCGACCTGTAAGTTTTTCTTGAACGTAGGAGAAACATTAGTGTAGATTGTTTCTGGAGGTGTGTTGCCTTCATTATATTCAGCAAAAACTTCCAGTAGTTCTTGTGGTGTTGCTGGACGAAGCATTGCTACCGAAACTTGTTCGACGTTATCAGTTGTACCAGCATCTGGGTCTTTGTTATCATCCGATGCCGCTCTTGCTGGATTAGTAAACTTCTTCAAACTGTCTCTAGCAAGTTGAAGTATACTTTGACCATCATCTGTTTCTAGAGGAACGATTTGGACGTTGTTGTCTAGTGTCTTAACAAGAGGATTGATGACAACTGGTGGCGCAGGAGGAGCATACGAGTTTTCTACAACCGTTGCTTGGAATGGTTGATTTAATGTAACCACACCCGCCGCAGTGATAACATCGATTGCCCCATTGGGACAATCGGCAGTTTGCTTTGTAATATCTAATTCGTTATAGCATTCGGGAACCAGCACGACCGTAGAACGACCTGCTTCATCGACCGACATAACGAAGTCCGTGCCACGAACTGCGATAGTAGCAGTTGGTGTGCGAATGTTTACGCCTTTTCCGTTGCCTTTGGCGATTTTACCTGAGGTGTATCTGACGGTGCCGAGCGCGACCCGAAGTCCAAGTTTGCCCTTCGTCTTCCCTCCCCCATCATACACAAAGTCATCCACAAGAAGTCGAGAGTTTTCTGTAATATTAACAGTAGTCGAGTCATTGAATGTAATCCTAAATCTACCTTGCGAGTTTGTAGAAATTGTATCCATCTTTTCTACACCAGCGCCCTTAGACGCTACCGTAGTCTTGGCGCCACGCTTAATAGCACCACCTCCTCTGAAATCTGTTATCGACCCAATACCAGCAAAGGCAGGAGTCGATAACAGAAAAATCAGTAGAAGATTAGTGACCAGTTTTGATATTAAACGTGCCATTAGATCCCACGCTGTTGATGTTGATCACAGTTTCTGAGGCACCATATTGTTGTGTTGTTATGGTGTTAAGAGAGCCTGTTAGATTTACATACAGAGAGTGACCGAATGTCCCACCGAGGTCAGTTTGTGTAACATCAAAATCATTGTAGTTACCCGTTACTAGAAGGGTCTGTGTTGCATTAGGTGACAACGCATCCATATTGATAGTGTTATTATTACCATTGAACTCCATTGAGTTGCGGATATTTGCACCCGAACCACGGAAAACAAAAGCATTGTTATTACCAGTGAACTTAGCATTCATGTCAAGCTGATTACACGAAGAATCTGATTGTAATACTCCGCAACGGATATCAGCGGTATTCAGGTCACCGATTTGACGAATTGTTACATCGGCGATTCCTTGGGCTCCGGTGTCGGATACGATACCCATATAAAGTTGGTTTCCATTGCCTGTTTGAATTGCGATGACGCTTTGGTTATCACCACGTAGGTAAATAGGATCAATAGCAGAACCGATGACATTAGCAGTCCCAGTTTGAACAACGTTAACATCTACGTTACCCCCCTCTTGATCGATATACACCTTGTTTGTTGTTGCAACAGCATTCGCATCGGTTTCATTAGGCGATGTTGTTACAATTGCTGGTGGTGTTGGCGCTGTCGGCAATACAGTCTGTGCAATCGCAGATGTTCCATAACAAAGTGCAGCTCCAACGAATAAAAACTTACTTAGTTTCATTTGTCGTTTCCTTTTGTTTGAATCTCCATAGATTTTTCTTTTCACCATCCTTGATTAACTCAACAACGGCCGTTTCTATGGCAGAACGGATCGCATAACTACCGGCTTCATTACTTGTTTGTTGTCCATCAAATTCAAATGCTTTGGTTGCCATGTCAAAGAATGTGAATGCAGTTATCCCCTCAGAAGTAGAGAGAACTGTTTTCTCTACAGTAACCGAATTGAGAACTTCGCCTGTTTGGACAGAGACTAGACGAAGACTAACTGTAACTTGGTCTTGTGTATATTGCTGGTATGGACCGACGCCGAGGAAGCGAGCACCAGTACCACCAGTCTTGATGTTTGAGTTGTAGTCGATGATACCACCTTCAATGATGATACCCGCAACTTTCAATGGAGGCAGAGGTTCTGCGCTCTCTCCTGAAATCTGTTCGCGCATTTGACGAACAAGTTGACGTTCTTTGATCAGCGAATCAATACCGACACGTTCAACGGGAACAAACCACTTACCATCACCCGTATCTTGCAAAGTCTTAATCAAATATGCATCTGCACCCTGAGTTACCGCAGTAGAGAAACTTGCAAGGGTCGAAGATGGTTTACGTTGACCAGTTCTATCAGTGAACGAGTATAGAGCGATGGGAATTGGTTGACCATCTAACTCTGGTAGATTCTTGAACAGTTTTGGATTAGCAAAACGCTTGACTTCGGCATCGTCTCTAAAGAGATATGATTGGTTGGTGGTAGGATGAAGCGCACCAACACAACCAGAAGTTGCGAGAAGAAGTGGAAGGAGAATTAACTTTTTCATGGTCATCTCCTTAGAACGCAAACGTAGCAATAGGAACAGTAACAACCGTAGTGTTACCATTCTTATCGACAACTGTTAGTGTGACTTCTGTTCCCGTCTTAACGTAACTTACTGAGTTGCCATCAAGATTGAATGTTCCTGTGCTGGCATTCCCACCTTCTGCGAACAGATTGTTTGAAAGTTGTGTAGCAAGTTGTGCGTAAACCTGAGAGGTAAACAGCGCCATAAACTTTGCAAGAGGAGTGTTTGATGCCTCTGCTCTTGCTAGTGCCGCCTTTGCTGCCTCAGCATCTTTGATTGCTTGCTCACGAGAACGCTCCTGCGCATCGATTGATTGCACATGCGAAGACCACCCATAACCAGTAAAGGAAGGTGATTTAAACTGTTGAACAATAGGGTCGGCGTATGCAGGACTACTTAGGCTTAGTAGTAGCAGGAGCATCGGCGCTCGTTTTAACATTTTTCTCTTCCTTTATAGTTTTATTTGAAGAAAAATCTAATTCAAGCGTAAATACTTTAAGGATCTCAATTTTTATTTTTAACATCATTACTATGATCCTCTTTTATTTGCAATACAACACTCACCTTCTGATTTAATCTGATAAGATCGTTATCTAACATACGAATTCGGTCAATCAACGCGATCAAAATTACATTTGTCTCGCCAATCAACGGCATTAATTTATCTGTTACGAATTTATAAATGAACCACACGAAATATCCCATACCGACTGAGGCCACAATGGGAAATCCATACTGCTTAACAAGTTCTGCAATCAGTTGCGGATCCATTAGTCCCGCCTTGCGTCATTCTTCCCGTCGGCTCGTGCAATTCTATCAAGGTCTGGTTTCAAACCCAAAGCGGAACTAACAACAGCATCAACGCGAATAATATCATGGTTCATAGTTTTCACGCGGTTGTCTAACCCCATAATAATACCCTGCATTCCCTTAATCGCCTTCACAACGCTCTCAAGAATGTAGTTGATGACAAAATACACGAAGACACCACCGAGCAAGGCCGCTGCGATGGGGAATCCTACATCTCCAATAAGTTTAAATATCGTATCATATGACATATCACTTCTATTTATAAATAAAAGTAAAAAAGGAACACATAAAATGGCAAGTTTTAATAGAGGTGATGTTTCAGAAGGAATTTTATGTGCCGCTATAACTGCCAGGTTCATGTCTAAAACAAAAATCATTAATACTAATGATGTTACTAATATTATTAAGAAGTTAAGTAAAGCTAAAAAAGAAATAAAAGGCGTAACTTCTACTACAACGTTTTCCTCTCCTAATGAGCAAGCAGACGTTATAGACACGGTGATATGTAAGGTAAATCTAGCCGAAAATAATATGACTGCATTTTTAGATACTTCGATTTACACTAAATCAGATATAATGTCACTTGTCCGATCGGCAGTAATGTATGCGAACGGTCATTATATAAAACAATGGGCAGATACAATCTACACAAATAACCAAAAGAATACGATAGAAGTTAATGCAGAGGGTTTATTAGACCAAACTGGAACTAAAGTTGACCTAAAAGTAGTAGTTGATGGAAAACAATGCGGAGTCGGCGTCTCTCTTAAAGCAGGAGACGTTAAACAATTTGGACAAGTAGGTGGTTCAAAATGGGCCAGCATGACATCTCTCTTTGCGCCGCTGGGAGTATCATTTTCAAATGCCACAGAAACTACATATGTCGATATGTTATCGAAAAAACAATTGGCGCCCGCGCTAACAACAGCATATACAGAAGCATACGATCAAATAAAAAGAAAAGATCAAAAATTTCTGAGAAAAGCTATCGCAGATTTCATGAAATTTCACGCAACTTCGAATGAAGAGAGTGTAGTTCTTGTCCAACTAAACAGAGATCAGGCAAAAGTATACGATTTCGATAAATTGGAAGAAAAGTTGAAAGACAAAGACATCGAATTGAAACTTAATAGTGGTATAACAGACAAATTGAATGAGGGTGATTACCAAGGAAGCGGCGTAATGCCAAAAAACAAAATTCCCAAGCTACAATTTCTTGTAGATGGGAAAGTTTTGTTTGATATCCGTCTAAAATTAGAAGGAAATCGCTTTAGTCAGTCTTCCGGTAAGACTTTACCACTAACGGTAAGAAATTACATCGAAAAAGGCGAGATGACAACTAAATTGTTGACATAAAATCATCAATTTGCATATTCATTGAATATTTTACGTCATCTGGCAGAGTAATCAGCTTCATACCGTAATTGTTGACGCCTTCGGGAAGAACAACACCGTCTTTTAGCTTCAATGTGTTCTTCTTGAACGGTGTATAGTCAACATAATGATGCCAGCGACCATAACGCCACACAACACGAGCAACATCTGGGTGCATATCAGCCAACATCTGTGACTTGTTGATGGTACCCTTCTCGTGGTAACGCTTGCCTTCTACTTCTTCACCCTCTTCCAAGAATTCTTTGTGATAGAACTCTGCGGTGTTACCACCCTTGATGGTCTGTGTAGCAACTTTACCCTGTAAGAACGCATTGAACTGCACGGTGCAGTCACCGTCTTTGAGGACGCGAAGACAAATATCAGTATCTTCATTGTAACGGCCGCGCCAACGATGCTTACAATCATTACGGATTAGCAATGTCGAGTAGATACGAGTGTTTGCGACATACGGCGGATACTTTTGGTTCGGTGCAATGAAGAAACGATACTGCGGACCAGCGATGTAAAGGTTCTCATATCGGTCAAAGAAGTCTTCCATGACTGTGAAGAACACACCAGACTCCACACGAATACGTTCGTTGCGATGGAGACGATAGAAATCTGAAATGTTATCGTCTAGAACCCAGTGAGCGGTAGCACCGATACTGATAGAATGGTCCCATGCCCAGTTTCTAGCACGACCAGGACCATCACCATGATTAGAGAACGGCGCAACAAGCAGAGTAACGTAGTCAGTTAGACCAAAATTGATTTTGGCCTGTTCATAGTCTGCTTCATCTTGAGGTTCGATGATGATATAATGAGGTATCTTCATGCGAGTCAGTGACCGCGAAGTAATCATAGTATCAGCACGACCCTTAGAAACAATGTAAACGGGATACTTAGGGTTAGTCATTAAAATAAATCCTCCAAATTACCTCTTTGGGCTGAACCAAGGGCTTCACTCCAGCGTATTTTGCTCTTACCAAAATCACGAAATCCACCTTTGATACGCTCACCAGTCTTATCGTCATATAAAATTGTGAAAATACCAGGGAACATCGATTCAACAATCTTATGATCCCGTTGAGTATCCTCATATGTTTGTTCATCCCACACAGTAGATGTCATATCTGCTTTGTGGACACTGTTATTGAAGAATACAAACTCTTGACTGACACGATTGCCATAACCATGAGCCAATAAACTCAAAAGAAAAACAACATCTTCTGCGACTTTCACACGAGTTAGTTCAAGTTCGGGCAGTAAGTCTTTGAAATCATTACCATTTACAAAGATTGCACTACTAAGAGAAGAGTTGTTACTATACGCACTGTCTTGTGGTGGGTTCTCGGCATGACCGGGACCACATACTGTCACAGTCGCATCGTCTAACCACTTACTATATAGGTCAAACATTTCTAGGACATCTTCATCTGTAGCTTTACGCTTAGACATTTCCATATTAGACACGCCAGTCCAGTATTTGGCGTTACGTCTACCGAATGTAAGGTCATCATCAATGACCGCATACTTCATATTCTGGCCAGCCTCGTAGATTATCTTACGAGTCTTGGGTAAGCAATAGTAGTCAGTCAGATTGATTTCTTCTGGCAGCACCAGATACTCACAGGGATAATGATATTGGTCACGCTCCCACGCCTGCACAACCATAGTTACTCTACTCTTCAACTCTTCAGGAAGATTATTGTATGTAATCTGGTTGTCGGCCCGATTGACTGTGGGGATGAAGATACGTTCAATCACTCTTCTATCCACCTCAGAAGATAGTTAGGTGTTCGCTCTAGCTTAGGGTGCCAGATAGCCTTAGACTTATCGGTCAGCACCTGGTCAATACGCCGCGAGAACTCTTCATAGTCCTCAAGCCGACGAAACTTCACAATCACCGACCGAATGGGACCACTATCTTCTAGATACTCAAACTCTGGCATCCCCACCCAATGCTCTTTCCAAGCACTCTCTTCGGTCTCATTCACTTCCACTTCAAGCGAAGCTAAGTTCTTATCCTTTCGCGGAGCGCATAAACGCGCCTCCACATCCACCAAAGGCGCTTGGCCGTCATCAAACAGCGAAGCGCGAGGATCGGCTAAGGGGTACCAGAAGTCTTTAAGATTACTCGCTACGATATACCCGATACGTTTCGAGAAGTCTACGATATCCTCAACGCTGCGGAAGTGGACGTAGATTGCTTTCCACAAATCAGGGTCGACCTTACGTTTACCAGAGTTATCCGCAAGAGGTGTATCAATCACCCCTACCAGATGTTCCAGGGACATGCGATACTCGTCTTGCATACGTGCATCTTGGTCCAGATAGTTTTCGTATTCACCAGATTCTTTTACATCACTCACCATGTATCTCCATTATTTCTTACACTTATACAGTATATAGGTAGAAAAATCAAGAGTTTTTTCGGTATCATAATGTTGGCACTGTAGAACGATACTGTTCAGTGATAGTAGCATTAACCAACTTCCACAGAATTTGCTCAATCATATTGGCTTCTTTATCCATATCCATATCATAGAGGGCCAACTGTAGAGCCCCTACACGGCCGTCCATAAGGTCATCAAAGTAGGGTGCATCAGCCTGCAACGCTTCTTCGAGTGTCATAGTAGCCACTGGTGCAAACGGAGTGCCATCAATCTTAGTAACGTTATTCATAATATAGTACCTCGTCTTTTAGAATGCCAAATCTGGCCGGAAAAATTTTTTGGGTGCCAGGAAATGAAAATCGCGGTGACACGGCAGCTTTTTTTGGTCCACAGGAAGACCTTTCAAAGCTCTAGTGTGTGCTAAACCCCCGGTCCACCACCAACCTAATGGAGATTTTCTATATGGCTTTCCTGGCTCTAAGTCTGTGCAACCACTACGGACTACAACCTATACCAACTACAGGTCACTTCATAGCCCTACGGAGCCGTGCCATATCTTTGTCCATGAAATCGCCATCGGCTGCCCACTGACGGAACGCTACACATTCCAGACCCTTGGCGCCACAGTCTTCCATCATAGGACATCCATCACAGGGTACATCCCGTGCGGACTCTGGTGTTCCAGTATCCAATAGAGCATTCCGTGATGGTTCATGCTGATAATACTGATCAAAACCTATCATATCCATAATCTATTTCCTCTATTAGGCACCAAAGTCATCGATGATTTGCTCTACGGCGATCTCAATAATCTTCTCGAAATCATCATCTGGATGGAGCGATTGATCGATGGAGACATCATTGTAGATATCACTACAGGCTTGTTCAGCCATCTTACCATGATTACCACTAATGCATTCATAAAAATGCTCATAGGGGTCTTCATGAGCGGCGATTTGTTCAAATAAATTCATAATATAATTCCTTTTCTTAGAGGTAACGTGGGCCAGTCCACTGGATGCTGTACCCACCGTCGAGAATGTTACCACGTGCTTTGTTCTTAGTAGGTGCATTCCAACCAGCGGCTTTGAGGATATCACCCTTACGGAACCCCTTAGCGCAGTCTTCTTTCTGAATGAAACCCCAGACGCTGTTCTGCGTGACGATGCGGATATACTTACGGCCTTCTTCGACACGGATACCCTCTACGAACTCGTCATACATACGGTCGTTAATCTCGCTGCGTGGCTTACCACTGCATGTCTGCCATGCGCGGTAATCGGCGTTGATGTCTTGGATTAGCTGTTCAATCTGGTTCTGCATGATTCGTTCTCTTTCTTCTGACTACTATTTCACTATACACGATTCGCAGGGAATGTCAAGCGGTAATTAGTTCGGTATATCGAATGCCTGCTTGAACTCGCATATAGTTCCAGAACTTACGAGCATCTTCATACTCTTCAAAGAACTTGGTCTTGAGGGCGTAGTTATAATAGCGATACTGGACTTTAAACATTACACAATCTCCGCAGGGACGAGTTCATAACCAGCAGCAATGTCTTCACGAACGATCTGGAACATCACGAAGGCGACAACGGCAAGAGCAAACAACCACATTTTCGAATCACTTTCTTCTCACTGACTACTTACTCAATATAGCAGATTCGTCAGTAATGTCAACCATTCATTTCAGCTAACCTAAGTGATTGATTCAATGGAGTTATTCTTTAGTCGCTACACTCCTTTATACCACAGGCCGAGTGATTCGTCAAGAGAAAAACATAAAAAAGGTCCCCGAGTCGTTAACCCGGAGACCAGTGTGTGACCTAGAGAAAGGAAGTAAAACTAGGTCATGATAAATCGTTGTGGCATACGCTTGTTGATATAGCTAGAGGCATATTGCTCAACCGCATGCTTGGAACCCTTTCGGTCCGCTACCCATGAACCGTTAACGTATAGGTCCAGCAGGTAGGTACCGGGCTTTATCTTCGTAATGGTATAGTCTCTCATGGTAGTTCTCCTAGTGAGGGTTACCGAACCGTTTTGATTCGTATTATCTATAATATAGCATAGAGGTACCGCCATGTCAAGATAAAAACACCGTGGGTGGTCCAAGGAAAACTTTTTTGCCAAAGCAATTATCTCAGCCTGAATGGTCACTGGATTACTCTGGTATAGGCGTCTAGTTCATACACACTGGAATACGAATATTATACTAATAGTTAGTGGGATTTACTAACCTACGTGGTAACCTACGTGGTAACCTACGTGGTAACCTACTATAGTCCTATAAGTGGTGGTGTTACTAAGTCATGGCGTATGGTGCGACTTTTTACTGCTATATGACGAGACTTTGGTATATATCCTATAACCCTACCTCTTAACCAACCCTCTGGTAATACAAATGTCGTAGGATCAATCAAATGAGTGGTACCATCTGGTTCTGTGACCCAGCCACGCTTTCTTTCTCTTGCTTTAGCAGCAATCTTATTTCTAGTGGATTCTTTCTGTTGTCTACCATACATAGGATTATCTTCTCCTACTCTGGTACCTTTCATTGTATTACGAATTCTCTCTCTCATTTCAGGTGATTTTTCGCCCATGCATAGCGCATAACTACCACCCCATACCACTCTATTGTGATATCTTTTTCTGAAATATTTTGCTCTTTTCTTTAGAAGAATATGTTCTAATTCATACATTTCGGCCGCGGCACCATATGCTAATATTCTTCTGCGCCATCCGGGTGGCGGACTATTGGCATCCCACTCGGGAAGTGCGGACGACGAATGGGCATAACCATCGTCTGGTGTGCCTCTATGAAAGCCTAGATAGTAGGTTTTGGTGGGTCCGTGATGCCACAGATAAACGAAGGCCTCATGCGGATAAATAGTCATTGCTGATACTCCTGTTTAGTATTAGAGTGGTTGGAGTTGCACCTCGCGAACCACACTTATTTATACCAAACGGACATTTTAGTATTACACCAGGAGTATCAATACAACGATGATTGCTACTACTAATGACCATTCTATTGGTCCATAGCTACTGATATTCTCTCTTATATACTTTATCATACTGTTATTCCTTTATACAAAAATAATGAAAATTTGTTCATTTCGGCCGTGGGTTAGTAGTTTATGACTTGCTTACATGCATCTTCATACGACAGGTCAACATCGATTACTGTTCCATCTACTAGATTTAAGTATACCTTCTCTGGCCATGGGTCTGTAGTGTATGTTACACGGATAACATGATTAACATTGATGTAATGCTTCTGTCCAGATCTTGCTGTAAACTCAACGAACATTTAGATAAACCTGCCAGGTCTCTGGGAATGAACAGTTGATTGCACCTTTGAACATGGGTGCGACATCTTCGTCTCTATTGCCTGCTAGGCCACATCCGACACGTGTTACAAAGAACTGCAGGTCTGGATTCTCTCGTGTAAACTGCACGAAATCCTCGACATATAGTTGGATTTCAGCCAGTGAGAGACATTCGAATGATGTAGTCTTAGTTGGAATTGCATATGAATTACCTACCAGACCTTCGCCTTTACCAAGCAATGCGCCGTACCGCAGTCTTGCTTCCAATGCCGCACCAGCACCATGCTTACCACCTAGGTTAGAGCCGAATACGAATATGCGGCCGTCTTTGGGTGTTGTTCTATCAGCGTGGAATATCATTGTTTAATACATCTCCAGAAGAGTATTGCGGAATTGCTTTTTGAACCGACGGAAGTCTGCATTCGACTCGATATTATAGTCTGGATGCCAGGTCATCCGGTTCGTAACACCAGGATGGTCTGCTATGCGGACCAACTTCACGGTATTGCCCACCGACACCTCGTAGTAATACGTATCGCTACCAACAGCTTGGCGCTTGGTATAGCGCACACCGTGATGGCGCAGAAACTTTCCCATTGCTAACACTGCTTGTTGAGGTCTGCTCATTTCGAATCACTTTCTCTCTGACTACTCTCTTACAATAGCAGATTCGTCGGTAATGTCAAGTAAAAGGTGGGGATATCATTGGTTTCGGTTCTCTTTGAATTCAAGATAGTTCAATATGCCGCTATACAAGAGATATAATGCTCCGCCTACCAGAACCAACAATATTACCAGCGGGAACCTTGCGATGAGAACCGTCAAGATAGCCACTAGGACTGGTATGGCTAGGGTGATTAGCCAGGCTTTAAGTTTGATATTCATTTGCTTTCCTCTCTGGTGTTCCACTTGAAATGGTTGCGAGTATAGACGATGGCGAGTGTAATACTCATAGGGATTAGACCCCACGCTTGGCTGGCGATAATCCATGTTACCCATAGGACTTGATTGACAAGCCCGACTGCCCATGCGGACTGGTGGTTGTTACCAGCTAGGAGCGTCATCCATATGGTAAGGCAAGACATCAGCCACGGGAGGTATGTTACGATATAGTCTACCATCCGATTATATACCTTCAAGAGCCATCACTGGTTCTCTCACTGCTGGGCGCGTTGGTGCTTTACCAAAGCGTTCGTTCTTTACTAGGTGACCATATACACTCTTCATGTGATTGACTACTGCCATCTCCATGTCACGGATATCACGATCGGACCAATCCAATGGTATAAAGATTGTGCGAATATTTTGTAGATTTTTGTTACAGTTGTCCCGGATGAACCGTGAGACCGGTAGAATATTGTCACCTTTACCCACGACATTGGCTGCGTGACTGAGGATCTTTCTTAGTCGTTCCTCATGACCCATGGAGATGGTTGAGCCGAAATACAAGAAGTTCTCGGCGGGTGTCAGTGGGTTATCACGACCAATGACATAGATACCTCTTCCCTTGCCCGGGTTTTCCATCTCAATTGTGGGTCGTGGACGACCTTGATATACTACGAGCCGTACCAGCTGCGACTTGTATAGGGGATTTCTACCTTCCAGTGCGGTGATAATATCACGCATTCTATAGGTAAATTCGCTTGGGAATTCAGTCTTCCCGTCCAATGTCAATATCATCACATAGCATCCTGTATTAGTTCAAGTGCATCGATACACCCGATTTCACGGCGGCCGTAGGCTTCAACAGCTTCTTTAGCCTTTTCGTTCAGATCCCATTCATAGTAGGGTAAGTTGAAGCCATTAGCATTAAGAGCTTCACGTAGGTTCATAAAAATTTCATCAAACATAACGAATCACTTTCTCTCTTCAAACTACTATTTTACAATAGCAGATTCGTCCAAAATGTCAAGTTATTTTTTCGGACAAAATTCTCATATAATGTGGTTCACCGTCCGCGATATGCTTTGCGAAAGCCTCTTCGGATGAGGTGTTGGCTTCGTCGGTGATATACTTGTAGCAGAAAAATGGTGTATTAGTATCTTCACACACTCTAGCAATGGCATATGCTTCCATGTCCACTAGGTCTGCATCGATATTGGTGGTGTCTTCTACGAAATTATCTCCCGTGGACAGTACCAGACCGTCACCCACTGTGGCGATAGTGTGTGGTGTATCAAACGGATTATGATAGTCTCGCTGTGTAAAGGTGGTGCATTGGTGAATGCCAGAGGTGACGGTGATGCCACCAGCGGTACCGAAATTGATTACTCGCTTGGGTTTGTGGCGCTCAATCAGCCTGGCTGCGGTGGCGGCTGCGTTGACCTTACCCATACCAGTGACATAGCAGTTGGCCATGCCAGAGAGGGTAGGTGCTTCATTCTCTAATGCGATTAGGATTAGAGTATCCATCATGATAACCTAACACCGAACCACCATAAATCTACACGAAAGAACCAGCGCCCGTTGTGCTTACCGAAGCCCATACGGAGCATACGGTTGTCGGCATCAAGCGATATCTTGGTCAAGGTCAATCCTAACACGTTCTACCTGTTCCCATTCGGTGGGATTGGATACCACCATACCATACTGGTCATAGTGCCACATGCGGTATTGGAGTTCTGTCTTGACAAGACGGAGACCCTTGGTGTATTCTACCACTCTAATCTCCATCTTCTCAGGCAGCGGCACATTGATAGGCGGCAGGGGAGGTCTGGTCGGCTGTGTGACCGCCACTGACCGTGGATTGGTCATCATAGTTGCGTTACTCATTTGGAATCTGATATCCCTGAGAATGTCACTAGCTGCTTATACCCACGCCATGAGGGGTGGACACCATCTGGCTGCACGAATTTGGTACCGATGATGGTATCACCGTAGTTGTTAGCAATTTGCTTGACCGTGGCATTTACACCAGGCTTGCAGAATTTAGGATTACACGGAGGCATAATCCATACTACCTTGAGAGACTTGATACGGTACCGCACCTTGGCCAATTCTTTGGCGGTGTTCACACCTTTGTGGTCATTGGTACCAAGACTGATTACTACAGTCTTAGCCGCTAGTGGTGTGGTACCCCAACGCTTGTTCCATTGCCAGGTGTTGAAGCCACCCTTAGAATAGGACACACACTCAGTGGGTGCAAACATCTTGGTACCTACGGCGATGGAGTCACCGATGATTAAACATTCAAGCATATTTTATATACTCCTTCAATTACTATTACAATTTGCGAAAAATCAAGTGTTTTTATGTGATAGTGTATTCTATAATTTCCCAACAGTCTTTCACTGTCTTTGGACGACTAAACGAACAGGGTAATGGATTACTACTGTCTTGTAGAATTCTGCCCATATAATGCACGAATGGCTGTTTGTCCAGGAATGTTATCACTTTGTTAGTAAGACACTCCACTCTATGCCATGTATCATAGGCAAGTGAGTAGGATTCTCCCTCAGAGGTGACAAATGATGCAGATTCATGTACCCTAACGTTTCTCATCGTTATGGTCTTGTCGGTGCCAGGTCCACATTCTCCCTCCTCAACCACGTATGGAGAGTTTGGATCATCGTCGAATAATGTGTATAGAGTATTTTTCAATCGACCACGCACCACAGTTGATGTAAAGTTAAATCTGTGTTCGTGTATAGGATCACAGAAGACCTCAGCTTTATCGCTATAAAAGTGATACGCATAACGATGAGACACGGGTAACTTGACCACACCGAGGCCCATGTAATGAGGAATCACACTCTCTTGATCACCGAGTTCTCGTAGTGCATCTATCGTAAGTGGGGTTTTGAGTATATTCATATTCTTATTTATTCGTCCAGATGAATATTAGACCTCTTTTAGCTTTTCCAATTCATTGATGGCCCGTTGCAATGACTGCAATTCAGCACCCATATCCATTACACCATGTGCGTCACGGTTCAGAAGAAATACCTCTGCCATGTCCCAGCACTTGGCTTCACGCCAACGGAGGTTGTCAATGGCTTCCTGTTCTTTAGTCAGCATCCCAGTCCTCATACATCTCGGTGATACCCCACATTTCGTTCATATCTTCTGGGATATTGGACAGGTCGTCTGGATCAACATCATAGCATTCATCTTCGCCATTTATATATTGGCCGACGAAGGACGACTCAAAATAGTGTGCGTTGACGGTAAATCCTAGATGCATGAGGTCATCATAGAATGCAATGGGTGGCGACCACGCGGTCTCAAAGGCTACGCAAAGCACCTCGGGCATATAGCGGTCGATTACCTCACCATTGGAGATATCCCACTTGGTACCCCAAGATTCAACGGCATCATCATATTTCCATTCAGTGAGAGGAACAAACGTCTGGAACAGATTGCTCTCCCGGACAGCTTGTTCAAACTTGTCAATCATTGCGGGGTCCGCATGTTCAACGGTAACAGTATTACTACACCAATTAGGCATCTAATCAAACTCCTTCTTTCATCCACTTGGCCATCCGGGTCCGCTCACCAATCTCTTTCCGCACTTCTGGAAACCGTGCCATCATAGCGAGAAGGGTGGATTCATAGTATCCTGCCTTATAGGCAACAAAAGACTCGGAGGGAACATTGGCACCCTCGATAAGAGCCGAGAGCAATTCGGCATCGGTCATTTCAGTAACATCAATCATATCAAAACTCCTTAGTTGAGGATTGCAGCATCTACCAATTCACGTTCACAACGCTTGGCCCATGTTTTAAAAGAAGCAGCCGACAGTTCGCTAAAGCGGAGACCGTATGCATACATTTGCTGGACAATTTCATTTACTTCACTATGCAAAGTGCGACCTGTAATCGCTGCGATACTCTGTTCAAAACCGTTCATATCAAAACTCCTCAATCAAAAAAATTACCAGCTGCCCAGTAGAAACTGCGGATAGAACTCTTGGCTACCCAGGCACCCTGTGGCAGACCACCGAACTCTTTGTTGGCTTTGGTCATGGCCTCAACCATACGTTCTGCTTCAACCACAATCTTCTTACCGTTTGCTTCAAACTGATACTTCATCATAACGAATCACTTTCTTCTCACTGACTACTATCTAACAATAGCAGGATTTACCAGAATGTCAACCCCTAAATTAATAGAGGTTGCGAATATCTTCCATGTTGAAGAGGGCCTGACGAACAGCAATCTTAGCAATAGAAAACTGGTGAGCAGGAGCATCGCTAGCCTTGGGGTAATATTCCATCAGGATGTTGTTCACGCAGGCGTTGATATCGCTGCTTCCAATCTCTTCGGCGTCATCAAACATCCACAGGACATGCTCGGCAACAACGCGGTCAAACTTCGCTACGTTTTCTAGGATATCAATCATTTCGAATCACTCTCTTTCTTCTCACTACTATCTAACAATAGCAGATTCGCAGGAGAAGTCAAGCGATTCGTTTGGTCAAATGGCGATTTCTGCTAAGATTTCTTGATACATTCCGTTCACATCGGATTCTGGTAGGAGTTCAAGTGAGGCTTCGATTTGGCGAATGACAAACGCATCCACTTCGGTCTGGGTCATGCCTTGGTAGATATCGCCCGCGATTGCGGTAATTTTCATTTCTTGTGTAATTTCGGTCATCGCTTGTTCTTTCGTTGTTGTTCAATAAAATCTTTGTTGCCTACCCAGGTGTAGGCTTTGAAGCGCATGGAGTTGTCTGCCAGGTCATGCTGTTTCGTAAACACGATATGTCCGTCGTCCATCATCTGTTGTGCCAACTTGGCGGCAAGTTCCCGCTTGACATGCAAATTCAGTTCTACCTCTGGCATACCAGATGCCTGTATCCAATGCATGTCATACTTCATGGTATAATCCAGCAGTTCTCCTGGACTTTGAGTATAGGTATTCGTGACCGCGGTGATGGAACCACCAGCTCCACCGCCGCCACTTGGAAGTGACGCACTATCCCAATCATTAGCCTTCCAAGCGGCGCTTGCGGCCTTGTATACCGTTCCAGTAAGAGTTTTATTTAAAATCGATGCATAATCGTCATCATCACCCATTATTTGTCCTCTCTAAACCTAACGAACCGTGGGAACCGCAGCGAATAGCTGCCGTCTTGGTTCTGAGTTATTACATCACACAGGATTTCCACTGTGCGGCCTACCACATCACTCTTCTGATTCCAGAATAGGTCACGCTCGGTGTCACTAAAGCCACTACCAACGTTGACTGTGATATCTTTACCGTGGTCAATGCCACTGCACACTAGAGCGCCCAGACGCTCCTTGTTGCGACCAGTGCCTTCTTCTAGACCAATGACAGGAAGGTCTACGGTAATTACAGGCTTCCACTTCATCCAGAAGGTGTTGCGCTTACACTCATACGGTGCTTCCATGTCCTTAATCATGATGCCTTCGAACCCAGCCGTTACCATCTCTGTGGCATACTCATGGAGCTTGTTGCGGCCTTCTTCGGTACTGAGGTCTACCACAATCTGGCTATCTACCCGCGTAACGTTAGGCATGGCATCAAATACAGGCTGCATTTCAGTCAGGATTGCAAGCCGCTTGCGTAGCTGTGCATTCCAGAAGCCACGCTTGAAGTCCTCAAGAGGTAGAATGTCAAACACGTTGAACACGGTGTCCTGTGTCTGGACGTTCTCCTTACGCTGTGCTTGACGCATCAGGTCTTGAAAGGACTTGCCCATAATCTCGCCATCAAGCACGAAGCCACCCTTGGTTTTAAGGTAAGCACGGATAGCATACACATTGCTCAGGACCTGTTGTTCCACATGTGGGAAGTTATCAAATACCTTACCGTTGCGACTGTAGCACGTGGCTGTATTATCTTCGGTAACCATCAGCAACACACGGGCACCATCCAGCTTAGGCTCAAGCCACTTGGTACCTACCATCTCTGGTCGCCCTTCGCTGTTAGCAGCAAGCTGGCAACCAAAGGTGGGTATCACGTAGTCGGTACCCTTGCATACCTTATTGATGGTCTTCTCACTAATACCGCACCGCATATCACGGCGCAGGATAGGAGCAAGGAACAGATTCCACTCATCACTGTCAAACTTGAGGGACATGCCAAGAATGGCGTCACGGGCTGCATGACCAGTTAACTGCCTGGTAGACAGTTTGGTAAGGAGAATATCAAACTCCACATACGGATTCGGTGCACCAGTGATGCCCTCAGTTGACGGTATCTGCTTCACACCAAAGGTGATATACGGATTATAGCATGTCTGCAGGCCGTGAAGGAAAATACGGTCACCTGCAATCAACGCCCGCGCAAGGACATCTTCCTTGTGCAGGCGGCTATCGGACTCGTTTAGTTGTTCAATCCATTTATGTCGCATTGTGTGGAAACTCCAATCCAAATTCATCAATCATAATATCACGAATAGCCTCACGGTCTACCGAGTCCAGTGCGATGTTCTCGTAGCCAACTCGCTTGGCGTAAATGTCGAAGGCGTCAAGGATCTGGCGCGAGGACGCACCCATATCATATAGACCACCCTCGGCGTAAAAGTCACCGACATAGGCTAGGAAGTTGCAAATCTGGCTCACAACACCTTGAATATTCATACCAACAGGTTCGACTCGCATAACAATCTCCTTTTTCACTCTATATTCTTACAATAGCAGATTCGTAGGAAATGTCAAGCGGTTTTTTGATTACCAGTCATGACCCATGCTGTGCCATCATAATATTCTAGGGTAGTACCATTATTGGACAATCGCATTTCTCCCGGTATTCCGCCAGCCGGCGCTGCCCTAAGTGCATGATGACTCATCGTGCCCTGTGTATCGGTAGTCAATAGAGACCAGCCGCGGTCAAGATATTTCTCCACACGGAATGGCTTCGGTGTGCCCTTAAAGTTGGGGTTCTTGATAATCTGCTTGCGCTTGATGGCGTCCAGCTGTTGAGGGCTGATATACAATTCATCCTTGTTGTAGTCATAGTATGGCATACAGTGAATGAAATCAAAATACTTGCGGTGATTGGCCGTTGCCATCGTAATCATTTGGAGACCGCACTTGAGCGTCACGGCATTAGCGGTAACCAGCTTACCATCAACCTGGACTTGCGTGAAGTATGGACCAGTGTCCTTAACGCATTGTAACAAGAGGCCAGCCGGGTCACCGTTCATCACTTTAGCCTGAAAGTCGGACATCATATTACCATCTGTAAAATAGAAGTCCCAGTCCTTAGGCTCTTCATGGTGCCACAGAGAGGCAAAAGCACCGCCGGTAATGATGCCGTCCTTGAAATACTGGGTATACGCCATAGGAAGTTCTTCATCAAAGTCTCCCATCTTAGCACGGAAGATATCCTTGATAGTATTAATCTTCCTTACATCTGCGCTAGAGAACGCCATACCAAAATCATCCATCACAATTAGAGTTGCTTTTTTGCCCTGTAACACTAGTCGGTAGGATACGGCAGGCGGTGGGGACTATTAACAAAATCGCGGGCAAAGTCAAGAGCGGTTTCTTGCATATAGAATGACCGAGTATCAATCCACTCACCTTTCTCCCAATAGCGGACCACGTATGAGGTACGCCAAGGAGCCGTGGTAGATTTATTCTCCACTTCCTCTGCCCAGACGATTGCTGTGCGGTCTACTACGGACCACTCATCAATCAAATTGCCCCAATCACCGAGGCTCTGAATATATTCCAATGTTTCTTTAGTGGTATACATAACTTCTCACTTTCTATAATCACTTATAGACGATTTGCAGGCAAATGTCAAGAAAATAAATGGTCCAATGTGACGGGCACAGGCTTCTCTGGCTTTTTTGAGAATACCATAATACTCTCGTCTGTATTGATATCTACCTTGGCACTGGGTCTGGTTATATTCTTTAGCGTGAGGGACTCCACATAATAAAATCCCAGACTTTCTGCAATCTGCCTTGTGTCTGCGCACAACTTATAATTCAGGAAGTCCTTGATGTTGATTAGCATCTTCCCATCATCAATTAGATATTTTTTGATGTTTTCCAGAGTAGGTCTTAGATATGTATCTAGCCATTCCTGATATGTGGTACCTGGCTTATATGACTGGTCACCAATTCTATAATCTTCTAGGCTGAAATATGGCGGACTGCTAAATGCTACACCGATGGTGTTCTCCCATTCGGGAACAAACGTTTGAGAACCATGGCATCGAATGTCATACTTCGCCGATGTGCCATTCACGGCATTATAATCAGTAGCCATTTGGTTGAGCCGTTCTACTAGTAGATTATTCGGGTCAGTACCATAATATTCCACTCGGTTCCTCAGTGATGACAGCATTCTAACGCCCCAACCACAAGAGAAGTCATAGTATTTACCGTTGATATTATACCTGAATAGGATATCATCAACCGACTTAATTGGATAATTAGACGGCTTCATTGCCACACCACCGCCACTAAGCCGTAATGCGGACTCGAAGTTCTCTATATCAGAATTGGTCTTCGGATATACCTTGTCACTAGAAAGCACCCTGCTCCAGAAGTATCGAATCAAATCCATAGATTCGAATACCTCTTCGATTGACCAACGTGGAGACTCTAGCTTTACCTTAGCCATAAGGTCTTTTACGTAGTAATTGGTAATGGTACCTATGATAGTGCTACCATCGTATACTGCTTTTAGATTTTTCTTGACCAGTTCAAAGTCAGGCTTTTCGTAATACGCAGCCTTCAATTGTAAGCACTTATCCTCTGGCAAGTCCACCCAGTGGTCGGTATGAAGTGTCTTGCCTAGATGGGTAATTTGATATTTTTTGGCCATACGAAGGTTAAGCGTTTTCTGCTTCTATATGACGAGTATATTGTTTCAGATCGAGGACACCCATTCCATCATGACAAGCACCGCACATAATTACACCATCTTCTGCTTTACCGCCCTTGGAATAAGGAGTGTCGTGGGCGAGGACGCAATCGTCAATCGTTAACTTCTTCCCTGCACTCTTACACGGATGTCCGTTGTAATCAAGCCAGCACTTTCCCATCTGCGCGGCAAATAGTGCTTCCTTATCCTTGAGAGACAGGCTGCGCTTTGTGTCCATGATAATGATGCCAGTGTCATCATCTGCCTGGCGTTCGACCTCTCTCAGGATATACTCGCCAGCAAAGGCTTGCTTACTTCCATATGAGAAAGCCTTGACATATGACCGCATCAGGGTCTTCAAATATTCACTATCACCATTCACATCTTTGACAATAGTATCGTCATAGTCATTGTTCTGGGTGCCATTCTTGACTGTCAGGAGCGTCTTGGAGCGTCCCAGGAGAGGGGCAAGAGTGTCCATGTCCAGACGAAAGTTCTTGCCATACTTGTTCTGCAAGTGGAACCAGAAGCAAGAGAAGAAGCCGAAGCTATCATCGTCCAGACCCTTCTTGGAAGGAGAAATCTTCTGGAACTTTAGCAGGTCGTCAAAGAACTTGTTCCAGATTTCGATTGCGTTCTTAGTTACAGGCTTTCCAGCATAATCATCTGCTACAATTGTCTTCCATGCGGTCTCACCAGCATTCACATTTCCATTACCAATTGCCTTGGCAAGGGTAATGAATGCATGATAGTAGAACGAACCGCGAAGATTGGCCTTATTCCATATGTCCGTGGTATGCTCACTCTTATTGGAATCATAGACACGAAAGATCGGATGAATCTGTTCGCTATTGCGATATTCAGGAACGTGCCAGGTCATGGTTCGAATGAACCGAGTGACGTCCGACTCGTCGTCAGCCATGATAGACTCGATCTCATTGGTCGGGGTCATCTTGTTAATCATCAGGAACCACTTGTGAGCCTGAGCCCGAGTGCAAACGATATACTTTACGGCTATCGTTGCCTGCATGAACTTCTCAAGGATGTCTTGTGGCAAATCTCGGAAGAAAAATTTGTTACCATCGATGGTAATATAAAACTTGTTTTGAATGAACCAACGAATGGCGCGGCACCGGTGGCCGCCATCGATTGTCAAATAACCATGGTTGTTATACAGCTTGCGAATGGGACTGTCACTCTCATACACCGTGATATCGCGAAGATAGATGGTGTCCACACCATAGCCGCAAAGTATCGATTCGATGATACCTTCGTTTTTGCTATTCTTAAAGCCATCGTTAGTTGGTGCCCGTTGACCAACTGGATTAGGATGAAGCCTAGTCAACGCGGTGGTCATCATGTAATACAGGCGCTCAACCGTTATTTCCTCACGACGGACGCAGGCTGCATCAATTTCAAAAAGTTCACTAGAAATCATAATAAAACTCCATTATAAAGTATGGTACATAATACCATTTAATCACAAAAATGTCAAGACTTTTAAGCCACCTTCTGGTATGGCTTGTTCCAGTCACCAGCATTTACCTTGACGTACCAACCCACATCGAAGTAATCTATCTGTGAATTGCTGTTATCGTGGTTGCCATCGTGCATGGCGGCTTTGACTTCTTCGAGAAAGGCCAATTCCTTGCCCTGATAGTTGTCTGCTAACCAATACAAATTGACCTGGCTATAGCCACGGTCATTGTCGGCGAGGTTCAGAGGACCTGACTTGAGGTTGAGAACAAGGGTGCTGTAGTTGCGAACCGCAAGACTACCCTTCATATTATACTTCTTGAGGGCTGCCTTAATCTTAGGGGCAAGACGAGCCTTCTCACTTTGGTTCATATAAGCCATAACGAATCACCTTTCTTACTGACTACTTTTACAATATACTCGATTCGCAATCAAATGTCAAGCGGTCATTTCACGACGGGAGCAAAGGCTTCGGCCGCAAGAGCGGCAGGAGCAACAGGCATTGCCAAGACTTCTTCGTTGGCGAAGAGCCGCATCACACCGTTGGGCTTGATGAGCCAGACGGCTTTCTGAGGGGCAGGGTTGTTGTACCAGACCCGAACTGGGAGTTCTTCGTGGATCACAACGAGGTCGAGGGCAGGCTGGGCAACAATCATTTCGAATCACTTTCTCTCACTGACTACATTATTAAATATAGCAGATTCGCAAAGAAAGTCAAGCACTATTTTTTGTTGGCAGCATCTTCCTTCTTGCCGATAGGATTACGAACTTCGGCTGAGGCTATCTTGCGGATGTGCTTATGGACCTGTGTCAGGCCATGTTCGTCGGCGTGGTCGTTGTCCACAATGTGCATATGTTCTGCACCGAAATGCTTCTGGAAGTGGCCGATGTTGCCTTGCACTTGCTTGTGCATTCTTTCGACCTCATGATGCGGTAGACTGCGTTCACGCTTGTCATTACGTGCCTTGGCAGTCTCCAGTGAGGTGTTTACGAATACCATGTGCGTATCGTAGCCTGCTTTACGTAGGCGCTCGGAGTGCTTTCTAATCTTCTCTGGGTCTTTACCTGTGCCGTCAATCACCAGACCAAGGCGACCCTTGACATAATGGTGTTCACGCTTCTTGGTTAGTTCCTTAGCATGGCCGCGAATCTCTTGGCCCTTCTTGGAGTAGATATTTTCTGGAGTGGCTTTCAAGCCATGCTTCTTCATGCCCTTCTCGAATAGGTCATCCGAGTTGACATGCTTGAAGCCAAGACCGTGCGTGGTCTTCTTAGATACATATGATTTACCTGAGCCTGGACCGCCTGCTAGGAAGATAGCCTTACGTCTAGCTGGGTCATGGATACCCTCATCCAGAACTTCTTCTACGAGGTTGATAAAATCGGCAAATGATAGCATAATAGACTCCTTATTGCGTCTATTTATATCTTACCGACCCTTTACCACATCGTAAATGTCGGCCCACGTTTCAGCACGGTGGGCCAGCTTACCACCAACATTCACCATAGTATAGGCGTTGTGTTCGTGGTCAATCAGAATGCCCCGTAGACCAACCTTTAGACCGGCTTCGACGTTCTCTGGCTTATCTTCAATCCAGAACAGGCCACTGTCTTTGTAGGGTGCAAGCGCATCGTCTTTGTCTGCGCCACATTCGAGGCAAATCACGCTTTCGATGGCGTCACCGAAGAACTGCTTAAGGTTTGCTTCACGCGCTTTGACAGCCCATGGGTCCTTGCTCAGGCTGGTAATGACACGGAACTGATAACCCTGCTCTTCATACATACGCCGAACATAGTAGAGAGCATCACGAAAGGGCTTTAGGAAGCCGATGGCTGCGCTCTCGTTGAACTCACGCACCAGTTCCTTGCTCTTCTTCTTGTCAATACCGTAGCGGTCGTTGATACCATAGACATCCGTGCGAACTTCTTCATAACCCTTGAGGGCCATCCACTCAATAAACGTGGCGTTCCAGTCTAATAGAACACCATCACAATCTGTAAGAATCAATTTCATTTTTATTTTCTTTCTAACGTCTTAATCACAATAGCAGAATGTGCCATTTTGTCAAGTCATATTTTGCACTTGGTCAAAAGAAACGGGAGTGAAGTTAATCTGCTCCACACATACGCTCAGATAGCGAGAATCAACTTCGCCATCCAACATAATCCGATTACCATGCAGATGCCCGTGAACGTTACGCTTGAACCGCTCACCTACACAGTCTGGATGCAAGGGAATATGAGACAGGATGAACTGATCCACAAACACGCGAACGCCATGAATCTGCTCGAATCCTGCCTCATAATAGTCCTTATCCTTGAAAATGTCATGGTTTCCACGGATAAGGATTTTCCGCCCATTCAGACGCTTCACTGTTTCCAGATGGCGTCGGGCGATTACTACGTCACCCAGATGATACACCGTATCCTGAGGACGAACTGTCTTGTTCCAGTTATCTACCATCGTCTCGTCCATCTCTTCTGTAGAGGTGAACGGACGCAACGGACTACCATCCGACAACGTGAACTTCTCCCACGTATTGGTGTGCCCGAAATGGGTATCACTGATTAAAAATCTATTTGCCATTATATTATCCAAAAACGTTTGCTAGGTCATCTGCCAACTTATCGTTGTATTCTGCCTTCTGCGATGCCAACCACTTATGGTTCAAACCTACTTCGCGACCATATGCTTCTATCTCCCAAGGAGCATCGAAGTAGTGGTCTTCCTTACCCTTGGGTTTCCAGATTTCACCCATCCACTTGCTGTAGATTTTGAGACCACCACGGGCAGCGACCGCATGACCAGTCTGGAGTTCGTTCTTTGCATGTTGCTTGACATGGACCATCTCGTGACCAAGCACCTTAATCATCTCATCGATGTCTTGGTTCTTGAGTCCAATGGTGAACCACCGGGGGTTCTTGGTGCCGTCTTCATCAACGCATTCACCTTCGATATCGAGGTCTTTCCAAACTTCAATGTCGAGGGTGAGGTTGCGGACCATGCGAGGGTCCATCAGTTGGGCTGCGAAAAATTCAGCAGCCTTAATCAGCTTGGCTTTCTCAGCCCGCTTTCCAATCATACCAGTAACTGTGATTTGCATGATAACCTCTTTCGCTTATAGACTCACTATAAGCGATTCGCGACCAAATGTCAAGTGTTATCTTCAATCCATTCGATTTGATGATTGGCTACCGTAATGGTAATGATGTTACCTGCATCGTCCTCAAGGGTCATCTCCACCGCAGTGGAGTTTTCTCTGCGTTTGGCTTGATGGACAAAATAAGTCTTGCCCACATGCTGCCACTGGTCGTTGTGGATTCTACAGTTGCTTGTCATATAAGGCTGACCTGATATCCTTGTATGCTTGGTCTAGAATGGCCTTGATACGAGCCTTCTCTGATGGCATGGCACCCCTAGCATCAACGTAAATGTTACAATTGAGAGTGCTTTCACCTGCTTCTGTTTCCATATCGCTGGTCATGTCGTTGTATAAGAGTTGTGTATTAATCATTTTTATTCATTGCCTCCATAATTATGTTTACGCGGTGCATCGCTTCTAGGATGCGAGTTATTGTAATTAGTAGCACACAGCCTATCCACCATCCAAAAAACATGGTCTCTCCGATATGTGTTCCGCTAACGAAAAATTTAGTGGCTGCAATAAATGCAGCCAAGACAAAGCCCTTGAAACAATTATCAATAAACCAATTAGCTAAGGTTATGTTCATTCTTTAGTCTTTCAATTTCGGTTTTGATTTTGAGTTTGCGGCGCTTGATTGTATTTACCAGCCAGTCCTGTGGCTTAGGGCGCTGCATTAGAATTTGAAGGCCTTCGTCTTGTTCGCGGTGTTTCTGTTCAAGGGCTTTAATGTGATTAATTACGCTCTGTTTATCCATATTCACCTCACATGTATTTGCGTATGGACTCCATAGTGGACCTTACGTCTTGCTGTTGTTCTACATCTTTTGCAAACTTGTTAATGATATGGCGCCAGTCTCCCCGGTCCATAACAGTAGTAAGAATGTTTTTAGAAAGTACCTGAAGGAGAGAGCCTAGAGCGATGAGGTCTTCTTCATCATCGCAATACATGACTATTTCTTTGATATAGTCATCAACGTCTTCCATCAAAGAAACACGTTTTTCTTGGCGTTCTCTGCCGTTAAGCCTGCGATGAGGATCATATGGGTGTTCAATCATATTCATATTTATTCAAAGTATTCCTTGAACCAATTCGCCACATGAACGTGGGCTTCTTCGCTCGGATGGTCGTCCCATGGACACAATAGGTTCTTACCCATAGACTCAAATGTCTTGCTCTTATCGAACAGGAAGATATTCGGGTCGGTCTCCAGATAATCGATATATTCATCCATGGTCTTACGAGAGGCAATGCGTCGAGTTTGAAGACCGCGCTTCAATGCGGTGTCAATACACGCATCACGGAACCACATCTGGACACAGGTAATACCTAGAGAGTCGCACAGATTTTTGATGGTAGCCACATGATACAAGGTCTTCAACAGGTCCGAGTGATACGAGGATAACTGTTCATAATATATGGCTAGAGCCTTCTTCGTATCTTTGGGAATATCGTCAAAATCTGACGATGAGCCTCGCAGTTGAAGTGCATCCACATTGAAGGGATAAGGATCGTCTCTATAGTCTGTGAATTCAAAACGAGATGGGTCAGACCACACGATAATAACACGCTCTGGCTTGTGTTGTAGAATATCAATGAAAGCACGGCGGGCAATACGAGAATTAGAGGAGCCAGGTGTGGCTACGTTCATTTCTTCCATTTCCCACGCATCAGCCAGTTGTTTAGAGAAACGTTTGGCTTCGCACTTGGCATAAACTTCTTTCATATTGCCAGGTGCGTAACGCTCAATACCGATACCATATGCAAAACTACAACCGTTTACGTATAACTTCATGTTCTTCTCCAGAAGGGGACAAAGGTTTCGCCCGCCCATTTTGATTGAGGGCACTTAGTATATAGTAGTTTCACTTTAGCTGGCATATAGCAATGACAAATGCTGCATCTATTTCCATCTAGGTACTCACATTCCTGGCAAATTGCCAAACGTCTTTCTTGTTCTTCTTCACTCGCTATCATAGTCGATTGCGTTCACAAATGAAAATTTCTGTCCATCTGTCCACTCTTTTAGATACTCATTGTCCTCATCAAACTGGCGAAGATACTCGGCATCATCAATTTCACGAGCGGAGGTTACTAATTCTTCGACATGGCGTTGAGAAAACTCCGCAAGTTCTCCCACGTTCGTAGTGACTTCATCTTTGGCATCGTCTGCGCTATTTGCTTCAACGACATACCGCATACGGAACATGGAAATAGTTTCTACAAGATATTTAGACATCGATACGTCCCAATCGGTGAAGTAGGTTTGAGATAACAGCCACATCTGGATGTGGTTCACGATCACTGTATCCCTCTACTCGCATAAGGTCGAGTAGATAAGAATGTAACGCCCGCTTGATAACGGGAATATCCGTGGGTGCAAACGTACCACCCTTTGCTTCTTTTACCATTATTCTTACTCCAACTTATTAATATTGTCTAGATAAGGATCATGACCCCAATCAAGTGGGAAATCAATATCATTAATTGATTCTACAATCTTGGTGATACCATATACTGCTAGTGCAGCGATGCCGAACACCGCAACATATGGAATGGCTTCAATTGCCTTTTCTTTCAAATCATTCTTATTCATCTGTTAGACCCATATCTGCCTGTTGTTCTGGAGTTGAATACCACTTGAGGACTACCTCAAGCGCATCAATATGCTTCTGAATTTGGGCATCTTCTGCCTCTTGGTCGCCAAAGACAAACACCCACTTACCAGCGCCTAAGTCGCTCTTGAGGTTCTGCCATGTGTCACGCAATTGCCCGACTACAATGCCGTCAATGGTGTCCCAATCAAGTTCTACTGTAATCTTACTCATCTTCATTCACCTTCTTATAGCGATTATAACTACCATCTGCCTCGATGACCATAACTTCATCAAGGTCCTTACTCTTTGCCATCACACGTTGTTCACCTTCGGCGACAATATGTCCACGCTCACGCAAAACCCGCATCACCGCATTAGCAATACCAAACTTATTGCGACCAGTGTCGGCAGCATTTTGTGCTGCCTCTGCGCAATCATTGTAGACTTCATCGGGAAGCGACCAAGACAAATCCATAGCATTTCCAAAATCGCCTACGCGACGAAGATAAGACTGTCCGCCATCTACAGAGACAGCACCACAGGTGCAAGTTACAAAGTCATGCCGATGCTTAGAGACAATCTTGTCCCCACAACTCAGACATACTACGGTATTCTCAACAATCATTCTGCTATCACCTTTTCATGTACCGCAACAATGTGTTTACACTTGTTGTGGAAGTTATACCCCATGCAATTGCAAACCCAACCACTTGGGGTCAACGTGGTATCATACTGCTTGCCTTTGGAATTGACGTAAGGCCATGTGAAGCCATTTAGAAAATGACTTTCGCCATAATTCATACCGGGCAATTGCACGGGTTTACGAAAAGCACTTACACCAGCAGGAAGAATCATTAGTTCAACTTTCCATCATAAGTTCGCAGCCAAGGCTGACCAAAGACATACTTGGCTTCTAGGTCATCAGCAACACCGTGCCAATACGCTTGAAACCACTCATTCTTAGCGTTATACGCTATTTTACGGCATTTGTCAATAGATTTAAATATCTTTGCATAATCGGTCATTAAAATTCTCCATATGACCATGAAACCAAACTATATCGAACACCCGATTCAACTGGATCAACTTGGTGAAAGATGTAGGACGGGAAAAACACAATATCACCTGCATTAAATGGGAAACTGTATCTGTTTCCTCTGTACCACAATGAAAGTTTTCCGCCAGTAAACGTATTATTCAGTAATGTTATACATGACAATTTGCGAACCGGGGTCTTATCTATGCCTTTTACAGTATCTGGCCACACAGTATCATAATGCGGTTCAAATTTACCGCCATTATCATATTGAAGAAAGTTATTTTCTTTTGCGTATTGACTGATATTAATCTTAAAATAGTTTTCATTGGCGAATTTAGATACTTCACGGATTTTCTCGACGACAGTATTATCGCGATTGACCGTGACTTGACTTGAATCACGAACGGCTTTATCGTAAAAATATACGTTTTCTTCGTTTACCACACTATCTTTCAGTGGTTTTTGTTTCTGTTCTTTGACAAATCCTGAGAGATCTTCAAATACACCGCGAAACAAAATGGCATTCTGTAATATCTCAAACTTCATCTGTTCGCTCTTTTGTTGCCTTATATAACATGACGCCTGCTTCATGGAACATCAACTCGGTAATATCCCAGTTAAACGTATCTTCTCGGTCAGGCTGATAACAAATGACCTTCTTAATACCGCGCTGGATGATGCTCTTGGCGCATTCATTACACGGCATCATTGGTACATACATCGTGCAACCCTCAACCGACATGGGAGAGTTATCTAGTGCATTGCGCTCGGCATGAGCCACAAACAGGTGCTTTGTGGGGCGGTCTTCATAGCGTTTTGCTAGGTCCTTGACACCGCGTGGAAAGCCATTGTAGCCAATTGAGATAATACGATTGCGGTCATCCACAATCACTGCGCCCAACTTGGTGCGAGGATCATATGACCATTGGCCGATATGTTCGGCCAAATCAAGGAAACGCTGGCACCATTTAGACATTAGACACAACTCCTATAACGGCAGCTAAAACAAGTAACAGGACGATGCCGAGACAGCCTGATCGAGTCAGTCCGTCCCACATCTCACGTTGACGAGGATGCTTAATCATACTTGATACTTCTTATATTTGAGATTGAGTAGATGACTTACTGCCAAGTCTATCGACACATCTTTACCATGAAGTTCCCACAGTTTTATACTATCATGCACCTTTGATATCAACTCATCTTTATTCAAATGATAATCTGATGGAGAGTAATATTTGTCAAATTTCTCCAAAGGCTGGTAAACATTGACGAGAGTTTTCTTATTAGTCATAGTCGACACCCTCATCTTGCTTGCGACCCATGTAGTGGTCGTCACTTACACAGTGAAACTGTGCCTGGAGTTTGGTGTTGATAATTGTGCGAGTGACATCACCCGCGAACTGTTCGCATTGCTCCTTAGAGGCAGTCTCGTAGACATCCTTGGAGATAAACTCACCCTCTTGCGTGAACAGAAAAACTAAAAGCCAATAACTCATTTCACAACTCCATACAAAAGGATGGCGGTAATGAAACCATTAACTACCATCAAAGGTTTATCATTCATCTTGAAAGCAGCATAGCCCCAAGCGGCGGCACCGATAATCGACAGGATAAGGTCCACCGTATGGAACTCAAATGCCCGACAAGTTGCTGCGACGATGACACACGCGGTGCCGAACCATTTTATAATCTCAAGCATATTTTTCTTCTTCCAACATAAGAGCGATACCAGCGATGAACATCATCAAACCAAAGCCGCCCTGTAGAGCGAAACGAAGAAAACCAGCTTCTTCAGGAACACACATCGCAAACAAACCGGCAAACATCAAGGCATACTTCATAACGAATCACTTTCTCTTCTCAGCTTATACTTTATAATAGCATATTCTGAGGAAATGTCAAGCGGGAATTGGCGCGAAGCCAAAAGAAGCGCAACGGTAAATCCATCCGCATTCAAGGACGAGAATATCGCCTACTGACATTGATGAACAAGGACCGAGTTTCTCAACCTTCGACTCATCTTCCCAGAGGTTCATTAGTTGAAACGCTTCTTCCATGTCGTTGGTATCAACGTTAGCCACATGGGTGTAATACTGGAAGTTTTCTGCTTTGAAAGTGCGTTCGAAACTACGGTCGAAATACGCCTGAATGCGGTCACTGGTTTCACCACTATTGACAGCGATAATTTCAGCATCGGTTAGCTGAATTTGGTAAACTTTAATCATAACGAATCACTTTCTCTTTTCTCTCTACTATTACATCCTAGCAGATTCGCAGAGAAAGTCAAGCGGTATTTTATGAACCGACTAAAGAACCACCAGCTTTCTTACGAGCCTTATCCACCGCATCACGGATTTTAACATCCTTGATGGTCTTAGAGCCATACTTTTCAGCAACTGGCGTATTGGGATTCTGTTCCGCAACTCGGCTCATCACTTCCTTGAAGTGGTCTGGCAACTTGCCGCCACCATCTGAGCCAGAAGAGTGTAGGAAGTTAATCTGCTTATAGAGAATGACGACATTACCATCGGCAGTTAGGGCCTTCATGTCATCATAGGACATTTTTTCTTCCCACTCTTCACCCGTCTCATTGTTTCTTAAATCATATACTGGCATGATATTCTTTCATTGTAATTTTAGTCTATTTATTAAAATGCGTTGAAAAAACTAGATGAAGTCTATTCGCAGAAGTGGAAGCATTTATCGCAGTATGTTTAATATTGGTTTGTAAACTATATAGTCTACCAATATCTGGCATTCGTTCTACCATGTCATTCACAACAAAGAAAGCATCAGAATCAGTGACCAGCGGTATGTGATAGCGAATAGAATCGGGGTCAACATGGTAACTCAAACATGTTATCGGTGTCATGTTCATAAATCTAATTCGATCTATCGTCAGGTCACCATTAGAATAATTGTATATTTGATTTTCTAATTTTTTAATTAGCGGGAAAATATGCTGCGTATAATCCTGTCTTTTGAGCGTATTCTGGTCACGTAGACTACCCGAACCAAGTTGAAGTTTTTCTTCTAAACTTAGTGCCTCGTCACATTCTCTATATTTCAGATTGTGTTGTTTCATGACTGGTAATTCTGACCACAGTTTAATGTATGGCACAGGATCGATAGTAAATTCTAGTTCCTTAATATACCTTGACATCATACATGCCTTCATTTGTGCAATGTTATGTTGCGAATTCTAAAGTTTTGCAAATTATCAATAATAAATTTAACGACACCTGCAAGATGCTCTGGTACCATCTTTTCGACACTACTGTTTTGCATCACTCTGGTATCTGTTGCACCAGGTCTAATGTTTAAAACTGATGGAAGATTAGACATACTAGTTTCTTCATAGAATTTATCTAGAGACAGTTTGGCATCTGCATATGGTTGGTTGTTGATTTGTTGAAAATCATTTACACGGCTGCTAATGTTAACAATATACTTATGCTCACCATTCCACACATCGAATATTTTTCGAGCGAGAACAACTTGGGCATCTGTGTAGTTGGCATAATCAAATGCATTGTTCACAAAAACATCACAGTCAAAGGCAGCATCAATAATTTTAGATCTACCAAGTTCTGTTGTTATGTCATAACCATTTGTCCGCGAAAGTCCAATAACATCATACTCGACACTCAATGCATCAAATATTGCTTTACCGATACCAGAAGTATGGCCTGTAACCGAAATCTTCAAACAACACTCCCTATCCGACACATCTTCTGAGAAACCATCTGTTATAAACATGGTAGATAATCTCTTGGATTTAAATACAAAAATATGGACAGTTTTACATCATGTCCAGGATGTCACACGGGTGGGATTAGAAACGAAGTCCTACGCCAACAAGACCACCATGCTTGCCAACGCTACCGTCGAAATCGGTATAGCGGTATTCTACCTTAGAATACACAGGTCCAAGAAGATTGACTTCGAGACCACCGCCGAGACGGAGACCCTCAAGGTCTACACCGCGAACCTGGCGCCAGTTAGAGTAACCAGCTTTACCATAGAGTAGAACGTTATCGTTAATGGTATAACCTAGACGGCCAGCAACGCCGATATCACGGCGGTCAAAAACGTTGTCCGCAGTCGCTTCTACACCAACTACAACCTTACCGAGTTGAAGGTCATAACCAAGACCTGCACCATAAGTTACATCTGTAGGGTCAACACCCTGTGTAACGTCATCGGCACCAGCAGTAACTTCTAGTCGTGGACCAGAAAAGTCGCCAGCAAATGCAGGAGTTGTAAGTGTGGCAGTGCCAAGAGCGGCTGCAATCATAAAGTTCTTCATATAAGTTTTACCTTTAGTTGTTAATATAATCATAATATATGGTACGGAGTGACGGGCTCGAACCGCCGACATTCTGCGTGTAAAGCAGACGCTCTACCAACTGAGCTAACCCCGCACAACAT